CCACCACGTCGAGCCCGGGCTTCGCCAGCAGCTCAGCGAACGCCCCCCGCGCGAACTGCTCGCGAACCGGCTTGCCGGTCCGGAAGTCGCGCCACAGCGGGACCGAGAGGCTCATCCAGGGGACGGCGCGGCCGTGGATCTTGAGCGCGCCCCCCTCTCCCTCCTCGGCGCGGAACTCGGTCTCGGCGATGTAGCGGCGCTCGGTCATGGCTTCGCTTCTCCCGGTAGATCCGCAGGGCGCACCACGCCCAGCGTCATCCCTGCATCCAGAACTAACGTCGGGACCGCCTGGTGGCCGGCGCCGTCCAGTACGCGCCTCACTTCCCCCGCGACCGCGTTGGCGGTCCCCATGCCGACCGTGCCCGGGAAGTACACCACCAGCACGTCCCCCGGCTGCAGCCTGAGCACGGCCACCTGCGCCTCTGTTAGCACGGGATCTCCTGTTCGGCAACCTGCGCCGGCAGCTCGCGCTCCCAGCGCTCCAACACCTCGCCAACGCGGTCGGTCGCTACGGCGCGCAACTCGTCCTGTCGCTGCCGCGCCCACCGCTCGGCAAACGCCGCCGCACCGCCACCCGCCCCGCCCTGGGCCACCTCGTAGCTGTCCAGTACAGGGCCGACTACCTTCGCCACCCACCCCCGTTGCTCGTGGTAGAAGCCGGGCAGCCAGCCGGCCAGCCCGGGACGCTCGGCTGCCTTGCGGATGGCAGCGGCCTCGCGGGTCACAGCGCGGTCGAGCGCTGCCTGTAGCAGCGGACGGAAGGCGGCGGCGAGGTGGCGCGGGGCAGGTGGCGCCTGCGGCGGCTTCTCGTTCGCCGGCAGGTCGCCGCTGGCTCCCTTGCTCGCCAGCGAGCCGTAGGTGTCGCCGCCCTGCTCCGGCGGCACGCGCCCCAGGTTCTCGGCCTGAGCGATCATGTTTGGCGTCATCGCCTTCAACTCGGCCATTGCGCGGTAGAAGGCCGCCCGTGCCGCGCTGTCGCCGCGCAGCAGGCCCTTGAGGTCGTACTCGATGAACGTGCTCTCGCGCTCGGCGGGGAACAACAGCTTGCGGCGGAACTCCAGCTCATCGGCGCGGACGTGCGGCATCAGGGTGACCTGGGCGAGCTGCACGAACTCGCTCTCGACGTTGGAGTAGGTGCTGGAGTTGCCGGGGTGGCCCAGCCAGTGCGGGCGCAAGTTGAAGATGTGCGCCACCTCCAAGATGCTGAACTGCCCCGCCTCGATGACCATCGCCTCCTTCGGCGAGAACGACACCGCCTTGAACTGCTCGCCCTCCTGCAGATACGCCACGCGGCCCTTACGGCTGGTTGCGCCGTGCGTCGCCTCCCATGCCGCCAGGCGATTACGCACGCCGGTGGGTGACAGCGCCGGCGCCTCGTTGGGACGCTCGATCACGCCGCCCGGCGTGGAGTCGTTGCCGTAGATGGCCGCCACCGCGCGCAGTCTCGCCTGGCCAACGGCGATGGACTCCAGCGCCGTCCCGATGCGCGAGAAGCCCACTGCGCCGTTCCAGCTCATGTCGGGGACGTGGAGCATCCGCTCCGGCTCGATGTAGACCGGGCCGCCCGCGTTGGTGCGCACCTCGTACAGGATGGTCCCACCGGTGCGGCGGCTCCCCGGTGTGGCGCGCATCGTCTCGAAGGTCAGCCCGCCGCTCGCGTCCTTGAAGACCCGCCGGGGCGTCACCATCTCGGACGGCAGGTGCCACAGCCGCATGCCCCCGCGCCCGCTGTCCGTGAACTCGATCTCGGCGTAGCGGTTGCCGTGCGTGAGCTTGTTGAGCATCTGCGCGGTCTGCCACTGCGCCCAGCTCGACTCGGGGTTGGGCTCCTCGTGCAGCACGCGCCACAGTGGATGACGCCGCGCCTCCCGCCGGTCCTCCCCCTGGCGCTCGAGGACGTGGCAGGGCAGGACGGACATCAGCCCGGCAATGAGTTGCACGGCCTGGTAGACGGCCGAGTGGCCCAGGCTGCTGCGCTCGTCCACCTGTAGGCCGGTGAGGCTCTGCGCGCCGCCGACGGGCCACCACGACGCCGGGTTGGCGCTGGGGTGGAAGCTCGACATCGTAGACGCCCGCTTGCCGAGGATGAGCTCTCCGAGGATGGTCACTTGGGCGGCTCCGGGGTCAGGTCGCGGATCGGGGTGTCGACCAGGACGGCGACGAACTCCGCTCGGAAGCGACTGCACAGGCACTCGGTAAACTCAGCCTCTTCCCCCTCGGCAAGGTGCGAGGTGTGCCTATCGATGTCGTCGATGGCGTTGTCCGCGCACCAACTGGAATCGTTGCGGTGTTGTTCGATGTCGGCGGCAGTCCACGAGTGCGGCACGTCCACGTCGACCTCGATGATGTAGCGGAGCCGGACCCGCCTCTTCACCACCACGCATTCGACCGAGTGCGGAGTCCCTATTGCCTGGTCGCAGTAGAAGCACACCCCAGGAGTAGAGGCGCGCAGGCCATCATCGCGCGGATCTACCAGCGGCCAACTCACTTGGGCGGCTCCGGCAGCGGCATCCAGTGGGTGATGCGACCGTTCAGAGACGTTCCCTCCTCGGCGTCGCTCCAGCCATAGCCTGCCGCATCCGACCAGCCGTCACCGCGTCGCTCGTGCCGGTACGCCACAGCAACAGGGCAGCTCCAGTGTTCGTCGCCGCAGTAGACCAGCACCTCCGCGCCAATCTCCGGCAGCCGCTCCTCGACGGGGATCCAGTTCGGCTCGCTCACGGCCTCGCCCTCCTACCAGGCAGCCGCTCGGCCACCACGTCCGCCAGCAGCAGCCCGCCCAGCACCACCAGGCCCCACCCAGGATGCGCCACCCAGCACACGCCGGCGGTGATGCTGCCGAGCGCCAGCGTAGCCTGCAGCGGGCGCTGTCGCTCCTCGACCGCAGCGGCAAGGCGGTGCAGCCGCGCCCTCATCGACTCCACTCCTCGGCCGTGTGCTGGTCGTAGATGGAGCGGCGCACCGGCTGCGGCGACTGCTCCTCGCCCTCGACCACCTCGGCCGGCGCCGCCTCGCGCCACTCGGCCTCGCCGTGCTGCTCGTAGACCGACGGCTGCTGCGCATCGTCGCCCATTATGCGCGTCCACGCGATGATGGACGCCACCGCACCGTCGATCTTGTTCTCGGGCCTCTCCTTGCGCGGGTAGAGATTGCCGCGCGCATCCTCGCGGGCCACTACGTTGGAGACCATCCACGCCAGCACCGGATCGCCGTCGTGCTCCAGGCGACCCGTTCGCGCCGCCGCCTGCATCTCCAGCATGGCCGCACTGAAGCTGCGGTAGGTGCCCATCGGCATCTCGACGCGCTGGATTCCCGTGCGCCGCTCGATGCCCTGCGCCACCGACACGCCGTAGCGGTCGGGGTCGAGCGCCAGCTCGCTGGGCCGCACCTGCAGCACCACCTCGGACAGCTCGCGCTCCACGCGGTCGAAATCGATCTCGCCGCCCTCGGTCGCGGTGACGTGGCCGTCGTGGACCCACTTCTGATAGTGCTGCTTCGCCGGATCGCTGGCCGTGTCCTCTGGCAGGTAGTGCCGCGCCTTGAGCCGGTAGCGGTCTCCGCTGCGCGCCACGATGACGGCGCACGCGAAGTCCAGCTTGAGCGCCATGTCCATGCCGAGGCAGCTATCCCACTCGGCGAGGTCGGACCAGGAGAGCGATGGGTTGGCGCAGCGGTTCCAGTCCTCCATGTTGAACCATGCCGCGCGCGAGGCTACCCATACGCACCCGTGCTTGGTCTTGAAGATGCCCTGTTTGCGCGCGTCGTTGATCGCCTCGCGCTGCTGGTCGCGCAGAAACTCCCCCGAGACGGACACGTCGTAGTTCGGGTTCGTCTTCCGCAGTGACGCCTCTGTCGTCCAGTCGTCGCCCTCGTCCAGCGTGTAGATCAGGGCGAACAGGCGCTCATCCTCAAACACCCCGTCGAGTACCTTCTGCGCCTCGCAGTGCAGCGCGTAGCAAGGCCCGGCGATGTTGTCTCCCGCCGTCGTGGTGTAGAACATCAGCGGCTGCTCGCGCGCGCCCATGCCGGTCTGCATCGTATCGGCGAGGTCGTCGCTGTCGTGCTCGTGGTACTCGTCGACGATGGCCAGGCTGGGAGACGCACCGTCGCCAGGCTTCCCGATCAGCGGCTCGAAGCGGCTCCCGTTCGCCGGGATGTGCAGGTTCTTCGCACCCACCTCGACGCCGAACGCCTCTCGGAACTCGTCCAGTTTCGCCATCAGGCGAGCGGGCCGGAACACTTCCCATGCCTGCTTTTCGGTGGTGGCACCGCTGTACACCTCGGCGCCATGCTCGCCCTCCGCCGCGAAGCAGTAGAGGCCGATGGCCGCGGCAATGGTCGACTTCGCGTTCTTCCGCGGCACCTCGAGGTAGGCGCGGCGGAACCTCCGCAGGCCCGTCTCCTTGCTCACCCACCCGAAGATGCGCGAGACGAGGAAGCACTGCCACGGCTCCAAACGGATCAGCTCGCCGCGGCGCGCCCACTGGCCCTTCGTGTGGGGCAGGCACTCGATGAAGCGGCAGGCTCGCTCGCCCTTCGCTGCATCAAAGCGGTACGGGAAGACGGAGTCACCCTCCCTCCCGCGGTCCCGCTCGTCGCGCTCGCACGCCTCACGCACCCACTTGCACACGTCGATCAGCCCCGCGGCAACGTCGCGGGCGTAGCCGTGGGCCAGGTTGACGCGCTCGTGGCTCACGAGCCGAGCGCCCCGAAGCGGTTACCGGTTGCGTCCTTGCTGGCCGGCGTCACACGGGAGACGCTCGCCGGCGTCATGCCGAACTCTTGAAGCAGCTTGCGCATCATCTCGGTCGCCTTATGGATGATGCAGATGAGCTTCTCCGACTCCAGCACGGCCCCGTCAGCGCCGAGCGCCCGCTTCGCCAGCGTCCACACCGCGAACTGCTCGCAGTAGAGCGCCAGCGCGTCGCGGTAGTCCTCTGCCATCAGCCCGCGCGCGTGAAGCATCGGCGCTAAGCGGTTCCACGCGCGAAGGGCGATCTCGCTGGTCTCCTCCGGTGGCTCTGGCAACGCAGGCATCGGCGACGGCGCGCCCGCGTCACGGTCTCGCCTCCAGGTGCCCTGCAACACCTTCAACTCGCGAGGCTTCGGAGGTGGTCCGCGGCGTCCCATTTCTGGATTGTTTACCTGACCGCGTGAAAGTCCGCCCGGTAGGCGGTCCCAGCCGCGGC